CGGTGGAGCTGAGACGCGCATCTATATAAGATGCGTGGCCAGTGAGATAACCTTGCGGCCACTCACTGGTAGTGACTTCGAACCCCGATCTAAAAGATCTTGGTGAGTAACTACCCCGAAGCTTCCCTGAACTCCTAATATAGCCACCAACAAATAAGTTGATGCCCATATTAGCATGATGCTTGAAGTTAAAAGTCCTATCGTATCCTTTCGGGACGATAGTATCAAAACCTTCACCGTCATCTTGATTATCGCGCTTTATAGGGTACAATTTGATTGTATCTTTTAAAGAAGTACGTATGCCACTATCTGGATTACTCCATTCAGGGACATACATATTACGATAACGAGGAGGGATATGGCTATAGATAAGCTTGTACAAATCAGGTAAATATATACCACTTTTAATGGTATAATCCCTAATTTGATTGAGGGCTATTATTAAGCTTGGAGGTGAGTCAAGACCTTTCAAATAGAAAGGAGTGACATCAACGCCATCATAATAATCCCCTCCGCAAGATTCTCTAAAAGAGCCTGTATTACACGATTTGCTCGTATTAACACAGAGCCCTAGGTACGTCAACAACTCGCATAGAGGTTCAAACAAACGGGTTGGTATGATTAAATCATCACCAAAGACGCCAAATTCAAGGCCTGCGAACATCAAATCATGGTATTTATTACCAGGATTCATTGTACGCTCAAGACCATAAATTAAGGCGGCTAAAGTTGCGGTCATTACCGAAAAGGTAAAGCCACATCCCATTGTTGATAACATATGCAAATTGTGACGTTGTGATCCAATTTGAATATTTGGAGCTCTAATGAGCCCAAACCAAAAGGACCACTCTACCGGCCATAAAAGTTTGATGAGGAGCAAAGAAATCAGATCAGACGCAGAAGTGAGATCGACTGTGGAAATTAATCCACACTCAGAACCCATTCTAGCCGAGAGCTGATTCTTAGATTCTTGTAGCGTTAGAGAGCTATGAACATTCAAGTTCTTATTTCCTATGACGATACCAATTCTGCTCAAACCTTCGCATATATACGCGTGGGTGGCGAGTTGATAAGCCATGGAAACTACGGCCTCTTTCGCACAAGAACGATTCTCAACATCATTCTTGGGAACTTCAAAGTATATACTACCTGGCACCATTTCTAAACACCGAACGTAACTAAGCGTTTCAGCGCTTAAACGTGGTGTAGAACGTAATAGCATTTCAGCTAGTCTGTTCATGCCAGGGTAATGTTGAACTGTGCGGGACATGATCTTGTCTACGAAGTGTGTTTGTTTCAAACCCACTGCGGCTCCAGGACCAAATTTCCATAAATCTAACATATGCACTAAATCAAGATTATCATTCCTGATCGTACATACTAGATTATATAGAAATTCCCGCGCATATCCAATCACTGTAGGATAAGACTTACCCTTACCTCCTATTTCTAGGAAGAAGCGGTTAGTCTCTCTACACTTATCATTAGCTGCTAAGAATTTCTCCTGAGTAGCCGATGATAACGATTGCCGGTTTGCGACAGTGGTGTACTTCTTTAGGATTTTCTCCTTTAGATGTACCGCCGCAAACTGTGTACCTCTTTTCGTAGAGGTTAGATATCGTTCGACATCGGTAGTCACTGCTTGTGAAAGAGCAGACTTTTCTATCATAGTAATCACCTTTTGGGTACGTTAACCAGAACCCCATCTCGTAATGAGATGGTAAAAATCCTGGAAACTGTTCAATGTTATACAGCAACCCAGCTGTGAACACACAAAGTGTTCCGCTGATAATGGCTCTAAGCTTCACCAGAAATCAGAGTATCTATGATACCGTTGATCTGTTGTTGAATACAGCCAAAATGCAAACTGCACATGGCTCTTAACTCCTCAGGCTCCATCGCCTCACAACCGGCTGGTATTTTCCAGACAGTTGAGATAGATGGGACTAAGTTGTTTTGACCAGACGCAGGCGCCGCACCCTTTCGGGTCAGCCAGCGATAAACATTGTCAGGTATACCTTTGATTACTCCAGTTATAGGATTGGCACTAGGTAAAGTTTTCACTTTATTTGGCGGGATAAACCCTGTTGTAAAAGGTTTACTCACCGAATGAGTGTCAACATTAGTCTGAGTGCCACCTAAAGCGGACACATACCATTGTTTAGACTTTGG